GGTGAAGTCGATTGGCGTTTGCTTGACGACGCGGGACGACCACTTCGCCATCACACCGTTTTTCTGCGACGGCAGATCGGCGAATTCGTAGACTACGGCGGTATTTGCCATCTTCGATCCTCAGAAAAGAGAAAGACGGGGCCGAAGCCCCGCCAGGTTGTTGATGGCTCTTAGGAGTCGGCAGCCGGGATCAGGAAGCCAGAGGCGCCGACCGCGCCGGTCACGAGGTTATTGAAGGCCGAGAGGCCAACAGTAGTCGTGAACAGCTTGTCCGAGGTCGTGGTGAGGGTCTGCACTTTGTTGTCGTAAACAAAGCCGGTCGAGGTCGTGCCGCCGACGTTGATCAACGAGCCGTTCGCGGTTGCGGTCTGAGCGGTGTAGACCTTGTTGCCGCCGCAATCGAGGTTTGTGAGAACGCCGGCCGTCACCACAACCTGAGCCGCGTCCGCAGTACGCGCCAGCTTGATCGTGTTATTCTTCATCACCAACCCGTCAATATCGTTCGCGGTCAGGACGAAGGCATTGACCGAGGTCGTGCCGAGGCCCTTCCAATAGCTGTTGATGATCGTCAGGCCGTCCGCGGTATTTGCCGCGCCGGTCGATTTCACCATATTCAGGAAGTTGAGGATCGACGAGGTGTCGCGGACTTCCACGTCCTGAAGGGTGAAGTTCTTGGCGGTCGAGAGGGTGAACGCCGCCGCGATCGAGAGGAAGTTGCCGACGATCTGGACGTTCTGGAAACTGACATCGGCCGCCGAGACGTTGATGGTCGCGGTGTTTGCGGTGTCAATCGTCCACTTCGGACGGCTGGTGCCGGTGCCAAGGCCGACGACGGCGACACCCGCAACGCTCATGGTGAGCGCGGTTGCGCTCGAGATCGTTTCAGCGTGGCCGGGCTTGACAAAGATCACATCTCCGCGGCCGGCAACGCACTGGGCAACGGCGCCAGCGAGGGTCGCAAACGGGGAATTGAAGTCGCCGCGGTTGGCGTCAGAACCGCCGCGCTGACCGGGCAGAAGGCCGGTCGTATTGTTCGACAGCCAAAACGCCTTGCCGGGATAGGTCTGAGAAAGCGGAACGCCGCGGATCATGACTCCCGTGGGGAAGCCATTCGGGTAGCTGGACATAACCATAGAAGATTCTCCCAATCGACCCCTTTGGGCCTTGGTGAAGGATTAAACCGATGGTGAGAAAGGAAAGCAGGGGCCGAAGCCCCTGCCCTAGATCGTCTTAGGCGCCCGCCGAGCCGTACAAGCCGCGGGGGTCAGTCCAGCCAACCGACAGACGGAAGGTGCACTTGGCCTTGGCGTTCTCAGTGTCGAAGTCGTTGTCCTGGGTAAATGCCAGGGCGCGACGCTCGAACAGCTGGAGGCCATAGGGCGCATCCGTGCGGATGAACCAGGCGTCGGTATCGGTCAGGTAGTGATTGACCGAGTAGTCCAGCATACCCTTGAGGGCATTGACGGCGTTGTTCGCCGTGTCGTTCTGCTGGTCCGACTTCAGGATGCGCTTCGCATTGAACATGTCGCTCGAGGAGACGATGAGCTTCATGGCGCGGAGGTTGATGATGTGGCCGCGATCGTTCTGAGCCTGAGCGATTGCGATCATCATGTCTTCAAGCGCGGCTTCCGACAGATCGGCGTCGGTCGAGAGCTTGTTGGCCCAGGAGCCGGCGGTTGACGGGTGGTCCGTCGCCAGCAAAGTCTTGCCGTCGCCGCCAGTATACGAGGAGTTGAACGCGCGATTGTAGACGTTCGCGACGATGTTCTCCTTGGTCTGACGGGCAGAGAAGGCAAGGCGCTTGATGCGCTTCTTGGAGACGACCTCATAGAGGTTGTCTTCCATCTCTTCCTGGGTCACGATGTAGCCGAGGCCCCACACCGTATGGGTGTAGCGCTTGGTAAAGCCCTGGGTCTCGGAGTCATAGCTGACACCCGAACCTTCCGGCTTGACCGGCAGCTGGCCGAAGCCAGTGACGAGCGTGTCTTCCTCGTAGTTCTTCGAGGACTTCTGGACCTCAACGAGGTCGCGCCACTCTTCCTTGTACTCCCCATAGGTCGTACCGAAGAATGCGTGCATCCCAGGCCATAGGGCTTTCGGATGGTTACCAGTGGTAATGGTTCCAGCGGGCATTGGTCATGTTCTCCTTTACACGCCGGCGATCTGGTTGGCGTACTGATGGCGGTTGATCTTGACGATCCACTTCGCGCTCGCGCCAACAGCGTTGTTCTGCTTGTTGGCGAGGCCAACAATCTTCAGATCCAGCGTGTTGGTCGTGGCTTCCGTGGAGTTGTCGAGAGTCGTGCCGGAGAGGCCCGTGGTGGTCGATGCCGCGGCCACAACGAAGTTGGCGTTGAGACCAATGTCGTTGGCGGTGAACGCAGTACCGCCGGCCGATTCCTGCATCTCGAACAGCATCTGAGGATCGTCACAGACAGCGATGATGCGCTGCGTGGACGCCTCACGATAGATGTTCGAGTCACGGGTCACCGGAATGGCGCCAGTGCAAACACCAACGATAACGTCGCCGGTCGCAGCGCGAGCCACGTCCGGATAAGTTACGTCGTTGATGGTCTGGGAGGTGCCGACCAGCTTGACGAAATCGCCAATGCCGATCAGCGTGGCGTCCGAAGACGGCACGGAGTAGAGGTTGACATTGCCCTCATAGGGACCAGTCAACGACCGCACGGGGACCGCCCCGTTCGGAGTGTTCGGGTTAGCCATTTAAGGCTCCTTTTGATGAAAAGTTGGGGTGAATGGCCCTACTTTCCCGAGACGATATTCCGCCCTTCACGACCTGGACGGCCGCCGGGAACGTATGCCTCTGATCCACTAAGGGCTTCCGAGCCCGAAACCTTGCCGGCGCGCAGCTCTTCATCCCGCGCATCAAGCAATTTCTGCTCTTCGGCCTTATCTGCCTCATAAAACTTGCGCGGCTTGCGCAGCAGGACGGCTTCTTCGCCCTCACTACGGTCCACGGTTCGCTTGACGACAGTCCCCTCCGATGTTCCGGCATCAATCGCGCCGTCGTCCGAGGAAACAATGTCGTAATCGTCCATTTGCGTGAGCTGTTTCACGCGGCCGGGCCGGTTATTCACCCAGCGGTAAACGAAATTCGGATCTTTGGCCTGCTCGGGCACAAAGAGCTTGAGGTTTCGTTCAGCGCCCGTGCCGGTACGGCGACGGCGCTCGACTTTCACCTCATCTTCACGACGGGGGCGGCCAGGACCGCGCTTGATTTCAAGGTCGGTCATGGCTCAGCTCTCCAGATACTGCGCTGCGTAACGTTCGCGCGCCTTTGCAAGGTCTTTCTCGGCGGTCTCGCCCTTTTCCAGGAACAAGCCGTCTTCCTTGATGAACTTGTCGCACTGGGCCTTGGCATCGGCCGGTAGCTGCGAATATTTCGAACGGCCACCTGATCCGCCAGAACGTGAGCCGCCCTCTACGCGGGACGCGCGAGGCTTCTCGTCTTCCTCCGGCTCCTCCTCTTCCGCCGCCGCAAACTTCTCTGGGTAACGCTTTGCAACATATTTGCGCGTCTCCTCGAGGTTTTCAGCCAGCGTCAGGCCCGGTTTATCCTTCAGGAGCTTGCCATGGTACGTATTGGCAACCGCCTGCATCTCGGCGTCGGTCGAGTACCAGTTATTGTCGGCGATCCATGCGCCAATGGTGTCCTGGACTTCCTTGGGCAGCGCGCCGTTGACGTCCTTCTTAGCCTCCTCCTTTTTCTCTTCCTTGATCTCGGAGGCTTCGTCGAACTTCTTAAGGTCTTCACGCTCTGCCTGGCGCAGCTTGCGAACCTGCTCCTTGTCACCGACTTCGGTAGCGGCTTCGATAGCTGCGGAATACTTGTCCTCGAGCTGCTGACGCTGGCGATCCAGCGCAACCTTGGACATCTGCGCCATCTTGGCGACGGTCTTGGAGGTCTCCTCCTTGAACGACTTCAGATCGGCGCGGGCTTCGTTAAGCTCGTCCTTGAGCTTCTTGTTCTCGGCGCGCATGATCGGGATGACCGTCTCGGCGCGTTCGAGATATTCCTTGGCCTTGACAAACCCGTTTCTGGGCGGGTTGCCCTTCCATTCCTTGGGCTCTTTCCAGCCCATCGATTTGGCTTTTTCGACCT